TGAAATTGCAAACGGCAATACCAATAAGTTGTATCATGGCGAGCCTGTGATACCTCTTTCCACCGGCTATATCGACGCTCCTGGCGCGGCGGCTGGCGGTACAGTTGGTATGCTGGGCGTTTTTCAGGGGTGCGAGTATGTGGATTCTACCACTGGGAAAACTGTCTGGAAGAACTATTGGCCCGGTTCTGGGGCTGATAGTAACCACCCCGTTAAGGCGTTTATAAACGATGATCCAATGCAGCTTTACGTTATTGCAACGGACGCATCGTGGACCAGCAAAGCAACAGCGCGAGCTGCTGTGTTTGCTAACGCTAACTTCTCAACTGCGATCACTGGCACGGATGCCACTGGTGTTTCGTTAGGTCGCCTTGCGATCAGTACGATTGCCACCACGGCAGCTTTGCAGATGCGTATCGTAGGTTGGGTCGATGATCCAGAAAATGCTGATTTCTCAGCAGCTGGTATCGGGGCAATTGTGCGGTTGAATAACCACTTCAATAGCAACAACGGTGCTATTGCAGCTGGTACTCCTTCAACCACTGGCGTATAGGAGGCTTGAAAAATGGCTATTAGTAGAGCACAACTAGCAAAAGAGCTAGAACCTGGTCTCAGTGCCCTTTTCGGCCTTGAGTACGCTAGGTATGACGACGAAGCAGCTGAAATCTATGAGATGGAATCTTCAGAACGCGCTTTTGAAGAGGAAGTCATGCTTTCAGGGTTCTCAACAGCACCTGTGAAGGCCGAGGGTACGGCTATCTCGTTTGATGACGCGCAAGAAGCGTACACCGCCAGGTATACGCATGAGACTATCGCTCTTGCTTTCTCGATTACGGAAGAAGCGATTGAAGATAATCTCTATGATCGTCTTGCGTCCCGGTACACGAAAGCTTTGGCCCGTAGTATGGCGAACACCAAACAAGTTAAAGGTGCCGCTACACTAAACAACGCTTTTGACAGTACCTTTACTGGTGGTGATGGTAAGGAACTCTGTGCAACGGACCACCCTCTTGTGAACAACAACGATCTTCGCAATGAGCCCAGCACAGCCGCAGACCTTAACGAAACCAGTCTTGAGAATGCACTCATCGACATTGCTGCCTTTGTTGATGAGAGAGGCCTCAAGGTATCGGTTCGTGGCAATAAGCTGATCGTTCCGCCGGCACTGCAATTTGTTGCAGATCGGCTACTCGAATCAACTCTTCGTCCTGGTTCAGCGGATAACGATGTAAACGCCACTAGGAACATGGGTATGCTCCCACAGGGTTATGTCGTTAATCATTATCTTACGGACACCGACGCCTGGTTCATCAAAACAGATGCTCCTCGTGGTTTCCTCCACTTTGAGCGTATGCCGATGTCCACTAAGATGGAAGGTGACTTCGATACAGGCAATGTTAGGTTCAAAGCCCGTGAGCGTTATAGCTTCGGTTACTCTGACCCACGTTGCGTTTTCGGTTCACCTGGCGCCTAAAGAGTACGGGGAGAGGGCAACCTCTCCCCTTCTTTCTGGGACTCATAGCCCTAGCGACTGGCCCAGCAGACGCTTACAAGACACTAGGGTAAATCCTTTGTAAGGAGGGAGCCAAGATGGGCAATACTACTTTTAATGGTCCCGTTCGTTCTGAAAACGGTTTTGAACAGATTTCAGTCAATTCTACGACAGGGACCGTAACAACCAATTGGGATGTGGACACTAGCGGTAACGTAGTTACCACGGGTTATGTCTCGTCTTATGACAATATCGTTTCTGTTGAAGACGCGACTTATACGGTTGCCACAACGCAATCCGGTGCCGTGTTCACCCTTAACCGTGCTGCTGGCATTGTTGTTACACTGCCTACAGCGGCAGCAGGTCTAAACTATACCTTTATCGTAGGCACAACCTTCACGGGAGCGGGTCAGATTAATACGCAAAACACCAGTGATCTTTATTCTGGTTTTGCAACAATTTTTGACCCAGCGACGGCCGAAGATAATAACACCTTTATTCCTGACGCCAGCAATGATGATACCATTGATCTTGGAGCAGCGGCCCAAGGCTGGCTTGTAGGCGGAATTATTCGTCTGAAAGCGACTACCGCCGCTGTATGGCATTGCGAAGCCTTCCTCCATGGGGACGGTACTTTAGCCACCCCGTTTGAGTAAGTAATGTTGGGGGGGTTATTCCCCCCCACCTTTTACAGGAGGATTAAATGGCAGATGCTGTAACTGCTACTACGGTAGAGGATGGTCCTAAAAAGGCTATTTTTTATTGTACTAACACAAGTGATGGGACGGGGGAGTCCGCTGTTACTAAGGTGGATGTCTCCGCACTTTCTTCTCTGCAAGATGGGACAGCCTGCACAGGTGTTCGCATCGAAAAGATTGTCTTCACTAATGTTGGCATGGGCGTGAAAATTCTTTGGAACGCATCTACCAATGTTATCGCAGCTCAACTTCCAGCGGATTATTCGGATACCTTGGAGTACTCGGATATGAGCGGTCTTCCAAATGTTGCCGCTTCAGGGGGCAACACGGGAGATATAAAGTTCACTACTGTAGGTCACAGTAGCGGAGACACGTATTCGATAGTTCTTTATTGCCTGAAGCAATATTAAAATGGGCGAGGATCTTCAGAGAAAGAACGAACTTGATCTGATTAAGGTTCAAGGGGAAATTAAGCTTCTTTCTGAGAGGATAGACGTTATAAAGAATAACGACTTGCGCCATGTTCAGAAGTCCCTCGATTTTGTGATAAAGTTAATGTGGGGGATCGGATTTTTAATTTTGAGTCAGTTAGCTGTAGCTATAAGGCTGGCCCTGTAGAGATGGGTGATAAAGATGGCAACTTCTGGTTCGGTTGACTTCAATCTGGACATGGCCGAAATCACAGAAGAGGCTTTTGAAAGATGCGGTCTAGAATTTAGAACAGGATACGACGCTAAAACTGCTAGACGATCTTTGAATATTCTCTTTGCTGAATGGTCCAATAGAGGACTCAATCTATGGACCGTGGAGGAGATCACCCAATCTTTAGCCCAGTTATCCACCTCTTCTTCCGTAGCGACTTATCCGATAGGTGCGATAACAGCTACCGTTGGAGCTTCAACCAACCTTAGTGTGGGGGAAACCATAACAGGGGGGACGAGTGGCTCCACTGCTTCCGTCATAACGAAACCTTCTTCAACAACGATTACTATAACGGTTCCTTCTGGATCTTTTACGGCCGGCGAAACTATTACGGGGTCCAGTAGTTCGGCCAGTACGACTATTAGTGCCGATCCTAGTTTGGTGGATACTCAGTCCACTGTGGATGTTTTAGAAGCCGTTATACGAAGAAGCGGAACAGACATATCAATCAGTCGTATCAATAGAGGGGATTACTTATCTACGCCTGATAAGACGAATCAGGCGCGGCCCTCGCAATTTTATGTAAATCGTTTGATAACCCCCACGATAACCTTGTGGCCTTCTCCCGAAAATTCAACAGACGAGCTCATCTACTATAGAATCAGGCGAATAGAAGATGCTGATGCTGGAGTTAATACAGCGGATGTTCCTTTCAGGTTTCTCCCCTGTCTTATAGCTGGGCTGGCGTACTATATATCTGTCAAAAAGGCTCCAGAAAGGATAGGCCTTCTGAAAGATATATATGAAGAAGAGTTTCAGAGAGCCGCATCTGAAGACGGGGAGAGAACGGCTCTTCGCTTAGTTCCGTCCTACTCGTCTCTGAGCATAGCCTAATGCCCCGCTTTGCTTCTGGAAAATACGCACTAGGAATTTCAGACCGATCTGGAAGAGCCTATCCTCTTCGGTCAATGATTCTGGAATGGAACGGTAGTCTCGTTGGGCCAGATGAATATGAATCCAAGCAACCTCAACTAGAACCTAGCCGGGTACTTGCGGACCCTCAAGCTTTGCGTGTTAGTCGCCCCGCTAGAGTAGAACCCGCCGTGGAAGTTTTGCTTCCGTTTAATGCTTTTAAATCTGGCGCTAGTGGATCTGCTGTAATTACCGTTACGGAACCCGGTCACGGCCGTAGCACAGGAGATACTGTGAGATTTAGGAAGGTAGAACCCTTTGATGGGTTTACGGCAGCCGCCCTTGAGGATGGGGATGGGTTCTCCATTACTAAGGTGGATGATGATCGATACAGCTTTACGTCTGGAAGTGGCACCGCAACCTCTGGAAGTATCCGTGGAGGCGGTGGGTTTTCTTCCGCTGGACCCGTAACAGTGAGCGCATAAGATGGCTTTTACATTTACAACCTTAAAAACAGCTATCCAAGATTACACGCAAAATACGGAGACAACTTTTGTAGATCAGTTGTCTCGCTTCATTATCAATTCTGAAGAACGTATCTTGAAGGAGTGCCAGCTCGATGTTTTTAGGAGATCCTCTCAGGGATCGGCATCTTCTGGAAACCAGTATCTTTCGAAGCCCACGGATTTTCTTTCTCAAAACTCCTTAAGCGTCATCAATTCCTCGAGCAAAGAGTTTCTTCTTTATAAGCAAGTGACTGCTTTGCAGGATTACACTCCCAATCCGGCTACCACTGGTACGCCTAAGTATTACGCGGACTGGGACAACGAGACCTTTTTGTTGGCACCTACGCCTGACACTAACTACACGATGGAAGTTCATTATTTTTATCGTCCCACTTCGATCACCGCGAGTGGCGATGGAACGAGTTATCTAGGAACGAACGCAGAATTAGCTTTGTTATATGGTAGCCTCGTAGAGGCCTATACCTTCATGAAGGGGGAAAACGATCTTCTTCAACTGTATAATTCTCGATTCCAAGAGGCGCTACAATGGATGAAGAATCTGGGAGAAGGGTTGCAAACTAGAGATCAGTATCGATATGACCGTCTCAGGAGAGATGTGGCCTAATGCTAGACAGTCAAAGTCAGGGTGGGGTTCAAGATCCTATTGTATTTACGTCCAAGAACAGGGGCCATTCGGCAGAAGAAATAGCAGAAATGGCGCTAAACAAAATAATGGTTGTCTCAAGGGATGCGCCTCCCGTCATACGAGATCAAGCGGTAGCGCATAGAGAAAGATTGAAGGAAATATTGATCTTTTATATGAAAAGGATGGCCCAAAGTGAACGTACCACCATTTGGGCTCTTATGAAGAAGCAGGGCCACGATGATTTGGCCGAGATTATAAGGAGGCTGTAATGGCAGTTGGATCTTCCGCGATGTGCGGGACATTTAAGAGAGAAATACTAGCTGGCATCCATTTTTGGACCCCTCATACGCGAACGGGCTCCAGTGCAATTTCAGCGGACACCTTCAAAATAGCTATGTTCACGAATAGCGCCTCTATTGATGCTGATACTACAGGATATACAACCAGCAATGAGGTTAGCGGCACAAACTACACTGCCGGCGGAAATTCGTTGGCCAGTGTCACTCTCGGCCTAGCAGACAATAGCAGCTCTGTACCCACGTCTTTTTTGGATTTTGCTGATAGTACTTGGTCTACTTCCACTATAACTGATGCTCGTGGGGCGCTGATTTATAACAGCACTTTAAGTTCCGCTGGTACGGGTTCGACCACAAATCATGCCGCTGATCCTGCTGTTGCAGTCATCAATTTTGGTGGGGATAAATCTTCTAGCGCCGGAGACTTTACTATTCAGTTTCCAGCAAACGATGCCAATAACGCGATTATTAGGATTGCCTAATGGCTCTAATTACTGGTTGGGATAGAAGCACCTGGAACTCAGGGCCTTGGAATGGCCCGATTCCAGTTGAAGTCACAGGTGTTTCTGCCGCCAGTGCCGTAGGTTCGGTTACCGTTAGTCTTCCTAAAGTAGTTGAAGTCACAGGTGTTTCTGCCGCCGGTGCTGTAGGCTCCCCCTCTATATCAGGAGAGGCTATAGTTTCTGTAACAGGTGTTTCTGCCGCCAGTGGTACTGGCTCAATTACAATTCTGACTAACGCTATTCTTTCGCCTACGGGAGTATCTGCCGCAAGTGGTATAGGTTCAGTTCAAATCAACCATACAATCTCAGTTGAGGGAGTATCTGCTGAAGGTTTGGTGAACAATGCAACTGTCTGGAGTGTCATAGATACCTCGCAAACACCGGATTGGTCCGAAATAAGTACATCACAAACCCCAAGTTGGTCTGAGGTTAGTACATCACAAACCCCAGACTGGTCTGAAATAGCCGCATAGGAATAAGGTCATGGCATCTTCATATACAACAAACTATGGCATCGAAAAGATTGGCTCTGGGGAACAATCTGGGGCATGGGGGACCACCACAAATCATAATCTAGATTTGTTAGATCGAATTGCTTCTTACAAAGCGGTTGCTCTATCTGGAACAACCCACACCCTGGCTGTTCGTGAAGCGTCTCCTGGTTGAGGAACCGGGAATCTTCAAGATGGAATGTTTAGAGTCGTTAAATTTACGGGAGCGTTAGGCGCAAACAATACCGTTACGATAGCCCCTAATACCACCACGGCTTATTTTATTATCATCAATGCTACAACTGA